GCTGGCCGCGCCAGTTTCAGGGAAACGCTGGGCGCAATCCATTCTGGCCGCGTCCAGCCGATGGTTCCGAAGCTGCGCGCATCGCACTGACGCGGCAGGCGCAAGACCTGGGCATGGGGTACTGATCAACTCACAAAGGGAGAGGTAAGAATGGCACGGATTTACGTCGCGTCATCATGGCGCAACACGATGCAGCCGGGCGTTGTCGAGGCGCTGCGGGCAGATGGTCATGAAGTGTACGACTTCCGCGCACCAGCGCCAGGGGTGAGCGGCTTCGCGTGGTCTGATATCGATCCGAATTGGCAGGCCTGGACGGCGGACGAATATCGGTCGGCGCTCAATCATCCGCTGGCCGTCAACGGCTACGCTCATGACATCGGTGCGATGCAGTGGGCCGACACCTGCGTACTGGTGCTGCCGTGCGGCAGGTCGGCGCACCTCGAACTCGGCTGGATGGCTGGTGCTGGCAAGCGCACGGTGGTGCTGACCCAGGATGGCGAGGAACCTGAACTTATGGCGAAGATGGCCACCAAAATTTGCACGAGCCTCGACGAAGTGCGCGCGTTCATCGGCCTCGCCAGAGCGGCGGCGTAGGTTCATCACAAAGGAGCGGGCATGCGACGCCGCACCAAATCAACAATCTGGCCACACCCTGAGCGATGGGGCGACCGTCAACGTCGTCACCCGTACCGGCGTCGGCTGCTCAATTGGGAGTGCGATCAGCAGATGTGGACGCCTCTCTCGGATCGCCGGATCGAAGGGCGGCGGATATGGCCTGCGTCGTGGGGGCGGACGCCGCGCTTGAAATCGGAGCCGGGAGCGGTGACGGTCAGTGTCGCGCTACTACGACAACGCGTGGCGCATCGCAGATGCAAACAACAGCTAGCAAAGCGTGATCGCGACGAAGCCGCGAAGCGCCTGCCAACATAAGGAGCAAATACCATGGCATCGTGGCAACGGCTGAATCATTTCGAAGCGCCGCTGTGCGCCGGCGAGGCGTGCCATCAGATGGGCGTTGCCGCTGCGTGGCGCTACGAGAGTGGCGGTGTAGGGTCATGCTACTGCGACCTGTGTCGCTTGATCATTGAGCGCGGCAAGAAGTACGCCGATGGTCGCGTGCAAATTGTTTCGCCACCGGACGATAGTTGGGTGAGGCGGCGCTTTATCAATCAGTCGCAATAGGAGACGGCCATGAGCGAAATCGACGAGATCAAGCGCGAGGCGTTCGACCGCCTCAAGGGGCGGCGGGTCGTGCTGATCGTACAGTCTGACTACGGCTACCGCGTCGATGAATGGACGCCGGATAGCGTGTACCCGTCGACCGACTACGACACGCCACATGAGGCCGCTGCACGGGCGATGCAGCTGATGGGCATCAAGGAGCCGGTCACGCCGCAAGACTGGCCCGAGGAAATCGGCCTCGGAGAGATGAACGGCAAGTCACAATAGGAGAGGTGCAGATGGCGGATGTAACCAATACAGAAACGTCGGCACAGCGAGCCAAGCGAGACGGGTTCACCGTTGGCTTCGCGGTTGCGTGCGCGGAACTGGCACGCACCCATATGCGGGGAGATCTCGCCAAGCTGCTGCTGATCGAGAGCGGCATCACGCTGGAGATGATGCGGCAGGCCGGCGTTGATCAATCGGACATCGAGACGCTGCGCTAGGCGCATTACACAGGAGAGGGGTTGATGCCGCGCTACGTAAGCAAGCGGGAGCCTGAAAAAGCCTCGTGGTACGAGGCGCAGCCGCAGCCTCTCCCGCACCCGCAAGCTTGGCTGCCAGAGCCGGTAGACACGAAACTACTCGACGCCGACGGCAACAAGATCATGCGTCACCCCGATCAAATCGGGTTCATTCGAAGCCGCACGGACTAGGCGCGTGAAAACAATCAAATTATCAAAGTAGCTTTTTTGCAACAGCACAACCTAATCCTCTGTGCTACCTCTCGATTTACCAATGTACCGTGGCGCGCTGATCCGTAGGCATCCGATATCGGACGAGCCGCGAGCGCCGGATCAGGGTCTCTGACCCCAGGCCCAAAATACGTCCAATGATCTACGACGCCGCAGACATTGCGGGCGCTATCTGCGCTCTCATCGTCATCTGGTGCGCCCTGCGCATCCTCAAGAAATGCGCCCACGAGGGCAGGCAGTAACCTCGCGTTTTCCCCGCACACGAGGAGATTCACTCCATGATCAAGATTTATGCCGCCATCCGCGCGCGCATGGCTGCTTTCAGCATGGCCGCCATCTGCACCTATCTCGTGCTTGCGGCTGCGTGCGTCTCGGTTTGGTATGCCGCCGAACGCACCGCGCCGAGCAGCGAGCAGCGGTTCATTCTGACGTGCCTGGGATTTGCGGCAGTCGGATATCTTGTTGTCGGGGCTGGCAAGGCATGCCGCGCCTGGTTCGAGCGCCGCGCCGGCGAGCTGTTCGTTGTGACCCTGCTGCTACTGTCCGCGATCAGCTGGGAAGCCAAGATGCATCTGAGCACCGCCAGCCTCAATGAGGCCGGATTGAGCAACGTGCAGCGCGCCAAGCACAAGACCAACGTCAACACCGCCGACGAACTCAAGCGCGCGACCGAGCGCTATAACAGCGCCCAGTTCGCGCGCGACAGCCTGTCCCGCGAGTTCCTGGCGCCTCTGCCGATGATCAACGGCAAGCCGGTGGCGACTGGCGCGGAGGCGCGCGCCATTGCTGACAGCAGCCGTGCCCAGAAGGGCAGGTGGGATGCCACCAATGGATGCAAGGAGACCGTCAACAAGTCGCAGCGTGAATTCTGCAAGACCTATGCTGATGCCATCGCCGCTTTGGCTGCATCCGATGCCAAGGCGGGCATCGAGGCTAGGCTCAATGAGGCCAACCAGACCTTCAATAGGGCGGACGCCGAACTCAAGGCCGCCCGCGCCGCATCTGACGCCGCGCCTTCCGACATCAGCGGCGAGCGTGCCGACACCGCCAATCTCACGAAAGTCGCTCACATGCTGGGATTTTCCAGCTACGATGCGGAGCTTTCCAACGCACTGCAGACGATCATCGTACTCAGCGTGTTCTTGGTTGTGATCGAGTGGATGCATCAGGCCGAAAAGTACCGGCACATGCCTCGCAAGCCGTGGGGCATCGCCCGCGCGTTCCGCAGCCTGGCGTCTGCGATCCGCTTTGCCATCACCGGCGAGAAGCAGGATGATGTGGTTGAGGTGGCAACTACCCACACCCGTGAGATCCACACCGTGCACGATCCCCTGGTCGCCGCCAAGCTCGCCCGTATCCAGAAATGGGCCGCCTCCAACGGGCAGGTCGCTGCAGCATGACCGACCCGACACCCGCCCTGCGCTCACTCTGCATGTATGCAGCCCTCGCGATCGCCATCCTGACCATGGCCAAGCTCCTGGGGTATCGACGCCCGTCATCCGCGCCGGCATCACCGAGCTCGCTGCTGTCGGCATCCTCTGCGCGCTGGTGGGTAGGTAATCAAACGTGAATCAAGTTCACTGAATACGGATTCAAATTAATCAAATGGCACGGGGCGGAAAGAGAGAGGGAGCCGGAAGACGCAAGGGCTCAGTGAGTGAGCCGACCAAGATGCGTATCGCCGTGGCTGAGCGTGCATTGCAATCCGGCCTGACCCCACTCGACTACATGCTGGGCATTTTGCGCGACGAAACCAAGGACGAAAAAGACCGCTTCGCCGCGGCCAAGGAAGCAGCGCCATACCTGCACCCGCGCCTGTCATCGGTCGAAGCCAACGTCAAAGTGAGCGAGCACGAGGAAGCGGTGAAGTCCCTGCATGCCGTCATCAACTCGGACGAGCATGAGCGCCCCAATTGAGCGCGAGATGGAGCTGCGCCGGCAGCTCATGACGGACTTCGAAGCCTACGCGCGGGGATGCCTGTTCATCCGCACGAAGCGTGGCGAGGTACAGCGCTTCCGGCTCAACGCATCGCAACGCTATCTGCATGAGCGCCTGCAGAAGCAGCTCAAGGACAAGGGTCGTATCCGCGCGCTGGTTCTCAAGGGGCGGCAAGTCGGCATATCGACCTACATCTCCGGCCGGCTCTACTGGAAGACATCGCACAGCTACGGCGTGCGCGCGTGCATCCTCGCGCACCTCGATGATGCGAGCCAGAACCTGTTCGACATGGCCCGCCGCTTCCATGAGAACTGCCCGGCGCTGGTGAAGCCGCAGACGGGCAAGGCCAACGCCAAGGAGCTGTCGTTCTCGATTCTCGACAGCGGCTACAAGGTGGCGACGGCTGGCTCGACAGAGGTTGGACGCTCGCAGACCATCCAGCTATTCCACGGCTCCGAGGTCGCCTTCTGGCCGAACGCCCAGAACCACGCCGCTGGCATCCGCCAGGCGATCGCCAACGCTCCGGGAACCGAGGTCATATTCGAGAGCACGGCGAACTCGATCGGCAACGTGTTCCACAGCGAGTGGAAAGCAGCGGAGCGCGGCGACAGCGACTACGAGGCGATTTTCATTCCGTGGTTCTGGCACGAGGAATACGATACCGAAGCGCCGGTCGACTGGAATCCGCCCGAGGCGTGGCTCGAATACGAGACTGCCTATGGCCTGCGTCGAGGTCAGACCTATTGGGCGTGGCGCAAGAACCGAGAGCTAGCCGTCGCGGCCGGTGGCACGTCAGACGAGCCGTGCTGGCAGTTCCGCCAGGAGTACCCGGCCAATGCCGACGAAGCGTTCCAGACCAGCGGTGCCGATGCTTTCATTTCGCCGGCGGCCGTGCTTCGCGCGCGCAAAGCCAATGTCACTGGATACGGCCCGATCATTCTAGGCGTCGATCCTGCGCGTGGCGGTGGAGACAAGACCGGCATCATCGACCGCCAGGGCCGCAGGCTCGGAGGTCACATCTGCAAGCGGCTGGACAGCAACGACCTGATGGCGACGGCCGGGGAAATCCAGAGCATCGCCCGCAAGATCAACCCGGCGAAGATTGTCATTGATACGACCGGGCTCGGCGCCGGCCTATATGACCGGCTCAAGGAGCTGATGGGCGACAAGGTGGAGGGCGTCAACTTTGGCTCGCGCGCCTACGACACGGAGCACTTCGCAAACCGCCGAGCCGAGATGTGGGATGGTCTGCGCGAGTGGTTCGATGATCCGGCCGGCGTTCAAGTGCCGGACTCGGACGAGCTGCAAGGGGATCTCTGCAGCGTCGTTCGTGGGCCTGGCGCCACCCGCTTCAACTCCTCGGGACAGCTTGTTCTCGAGCCGAAGGAGCACGTCAAGGAACGGCTTACCTTTAGCCCTGATCTTGCCGACGCAGCAGCGCTGACGCACGCGGTGGAGATCATTCAGGAGGTTCATGTTGCCGATGAAGAGATCGGCGGTTCGGGATGGATGGCCGCGTGACAGGTGAGCATAAAGTAACCAAGAAGCTCACTAGCAAGCAAGCCACCGCGCTGGTGACGGAGGCGCGCGATCGCATTCAAGACTCGTGGGACCACGACAAGGACAACCGCCGCGATGCCGCTTCCGACATGCGGTTTCTCGCCGGCGATCAGTGGCCCTACGACGTGCGCCGTGCGCGCGACGCAGCCGGCCGGCCGATGCTCACCATCAATCGGCTGCCGCAGTTCGTCAGGCAGGTCACGAACGACATCCGCCAGGCAGATCTCGCCATCAAGGTCGTGCCCGAAGACGACAAGTCGGACCCGATGCTCGCCAAGATCTACGACGGCATCATCCGGCAAATCCAATACCAGTCGAGCGCGCAGCACGTCTTCAGCACTGCGGCAGAGCACCAGGCGGCGTGCGGCATCGGCTGGTTCCGCATCCTGACGCAGTACGCGGAGAACAGCGCGTTCGACCAGGAAATCGTCATCAAGGGGGTACGCAACCCTCTCTCTGTGTATGACGACCCGGCGGCGATCGAGCCCGATCGTTCCGACGCGATGTGGCGCGCTGTGGTCGAGGTGTGGCCGCAGCGCGCGTTCAAGGAGAAGTGGCCCGGCGCGGCAGAGACCTCGATCGACAAGCCGAACGACGGCAACGGCAACGGGTTCTTCTGGGCGACCGCAGACTACGTTCGCGTCGCCGAGTACTGGCGCAAGGTGCCGTACACGAAACTGATGGGCCTGACGGCTCAGGGCGAGACGGTAGATCTCACCGGCATGTCGCAGGACATGATGCAGTGGATGGGACTGCAGATCGTCAAGACGCGCGAGCAGCAGGCATACCGGGTCGAGCAGTTCATTGTGAGCGGCACGGAGGTGCTGGAGGGGCCGCACGCTTGGCCGGGCTCTGAAATCCCAATCGTCCCGGTGATCGGCGGGGAAATCCCTCTCGATCAGCGCACGATGCGATTCGGGGTGATTCGCTACGCCAAGGACGCGCAGCAGCTTTATAACTACTACCGCACGTCGGTCGCCGAGTCGATCGCGCTGCAGCCTAAGGCGCCGTTTCTCGTCACCGACAAGATGGTGGCGCAGCACAAGTCGGCCTGGGACAACGCGCACCGCAACAACAAACCGTACCTGCCGTACACGCCGGACGAAAAGGCGCCCGGCATGCGCCCCGAGCGCGAGCCGCCGCCGCAGATCCCTGCCGCACTCATGCAGGAGGCGGAGGTCGCCGCCGACGACATGAAAGCGACGACCGGCATCTACGACAGCTCGCTCGGGGCGCGATCGAACGAGACGAGCGGCATTGCGATCGGCCGCCGCCAGCACGAAGCCGACACAGCCAACTATCACTTCATCGACAATCTCAAGCGCTCGCTCGAGCACGCCGGCAGGATCCTGATCGACCTGATCCCCAAGGTTTACGACAACGAGCGCGTGATCCGCCTGATGGGCGCCGACGATCAGGAGCAGTTCGTCCCGATCAACAAGGCGGTCAAGGGCCCGTACGGCGAGGACGTGATCATCAACGACCTGTCGGCGGCACGGTTCGACGTTCGCGTCAGCATCGGCAAGAGCTTCAGCACGCAGCGCATGGAAGCGCGCGAGTCTATGCTCGATTTCATTCGAATGATGCCGGATGCGGCGCCGTTCGTGGTCGACCTGCTGGCCAAGAACATGGATTGGCCGGGCTCAGACGAGATCGCGAAGCGGCTGCGCATGATGGTGCCGCCACAGGCGCTGGCCGATCCGAACAATCCGCCGCCGCCACCGAACCCGATGGACGACCCGCAGGTGGCCGCGGAAGTCGGTCTCAAGCAGGCGCAGGCCGAAAAGACGATTGCAGAGGCAGAAAAGCTCCGGCGCGAAGCGAGCCTGCCGGTCAATCCCGGCCAGCCGGAAACTCCGGATGAGGAACGGCTGCTCAAGCGGATGCAAGCGGAGTTGACATCGGCGCAGGTCGCGAAGGTACACGCCGAGATCGGCGACATTCAGCACCGTCAGGCGATGGACGTGTCGAAGCACCAAGCCGATACGACGCTGAAGTTCCGCCAGGCCGACGCCGCCGACGAGCAGCGGGCCACCGATACGCATTTCAAAGGCCGCCAGTAGGATATGGCCGAAGAGTCCGCCGCGCACGAGCGCGCAGATGGCTCCATCGACACGGATTAGTGCCGCGTTTTCGCTGAACAAGCGCCAAGGAAAATCGACATGCTTGAAACGACCTCCGCTCCGGGCAATCCGGGCGCCACTGTCTCGTTGAAGAACGAGGGTCCTGCGTTCAATGTCCCGTCCGAAGCCGCCACGGCGGACGACGCCACGAAGCCCGCCGAAAAGGCGGAAGATGCGCAGCCGGCGCAGAAGACCGATCCGGCGCAAGATACGGCCGACAAGCCCCCCGAGGCCGCCAAGGACGACGAGAAGGAAAAGCGCCGCCGTTCCGCACAGGAACGGATCGACGAGCTGACGCGCGGCAAGCGCGAAGCCGAACGCAAGGCGCAGCAGGCCGTTGCGGAAGTGCAGCGACTGACCGCCCGGCTCAATGAGCGATCATCGAAGATCGACCCGAACGACTTTCAAGCTGCGGAAGACTTCCGTGTCGAGAGGGCCGTTTCACAGGGTCGCATCGACGATACCGTTCAGCAGGCCAGGATTGCGATCGAAGACGCCGCGCGTGCCCGCAGCGAGACCTTCATTTCCAAGGTCGAAGCGGCTCGCGAGTCCGACCCTTCCGTCGATCAGAAGTTGCAGGCGTTCGCGAATGTGCCCGTCACGGATTTCTCGGCCTCGTTCATCGCGGAGTCGGAAAAGGCCGTTGAACTCGCTGCTCACCTGGGCAGCCACCCGGCGGAAGCCGCGCGCATCGCACGCCTGCCAGAAGGCCAGCAGGGGATCGAACTCGCACGGCTGGAGGCCAAGCTTTCTGCTCCCCCGGCCAGACGTATCACCCAGGCTCCTACCCCCGTTCCGACGCTCGGCGGCTCGCGTAGCCCCGCGGTCAAAGACACAGCCGACATGTCCGTCAGTGAACTGTCGGCGATGCTGTACGGGAAGAAGTAGGGCCATCAGACAACAGGACTGAAGACAGATGGCAAATACGACCCTAACCGCGTCGGTGGTCGCGAAAACCTCCCTCGCGATTCTCGAAAACGAACTCGGCGTCGTCAAGACGCTCTATCGGGCTCACGAGGAGGAGTTCGCCAACCGCGTCAACGGCTACAAGGTCGGCGACACGATCTCCATCCGCCGCCCGGCCGACTTCACGGTGCGCGTCGGACCGACGCTCAGCACGCAGGACGTGATTGAGGGCAAGACCACGCTGACGATCGACCAGCAGATCGGCGTCGATTTCCAGTTCACCTCGACCGACCTGACGTTGAGCGTCGAGAACCTGGCCGAGCGCGTGATGAAGCCGGCGATGTCGTCGCTCATCAACTACATGACGAACGACTGCCTCACAACTATGTACCGGGGCGTCTACAATTGGGTCGGAACGCCGGGCCAGGTGATCAACTCGTATGCGGATTTCGCGAAGGCGCCTGAGCGCCTGGACGAGATGGCGGTGCCGCAGGAGAACCGCACCTGCGTCCTGTCGCCGACGGACCAGTGGGGCATGCTGGGCAGCCAGACCGCCCTCTACCTGCAGGGTCCGGCCGGCGACGCCTACCGCAACGGCAACCTCGGCACGATCGGCGGCATTTCGACGATGATGTCGCAGGTGGTTCCGACGCACACGGTCGGCCCGCTCGGCGGCACGCCTCTGATCAACGGCGCCAACCAGAACGTGACCTACGACACCGCCAAGAACACCTGGTCTCAGTCGCTGATCACCGACGGCTGGACGGCTGCGGCCGCGAACCGCCTGAAGGCCGGCGACGTGTTCACGATCGCGGGCGTCTACATGGTCAATCCCAAGACCAAGGCGGCCACCACGATCCTGCAGCAGTTCGTCGTGACCGCGGATGCGGCATCTGATGGTGCCGGCAACCTGACCGCCACCATCAGCCCTCCGATCATCACCAGCGGTCCGCATCAGACCTGCTCGGTGGCGCCGGCGGACAATGCGGTGATCACCGTCAACGGCACCGCGGCCACGGGCTACAAGCAGAACATGGCCTACCACAAGAACACGATGGCGCTGGCGATCGTGCCGATGGAGATGCCGCAGGCCGCCTACAACGGCGCCCGCGAAACCTACAAGGGCATGTCGGTGCGGGTGATCCCGATCTTTGACGGCATCAACGACATCAGCAAGTGGCGCCTCGACCTGCTCTATGGCCGCAAGGTCATCGATCCGCGTCTCGCGACCCGCGTCTCGGGTACGCCGTAATGGGCGGTCCGACCTGGATGTATCGCAAGGGGGAGGCCGCGATTTTCGCCTCCCCTGAGCAAGTTCCGGCTGGCGAAGGCTGGCAGGATACGCCCGTTCCGCCAGATGCCAACGAGCCGGATGCATCCCTTGATCCGGCAGAAGCGCCGAAGCGCCGCGGGCGCCCGCCCAAGGCGCAACCTGAGGCCGATCAGTGACCACAGCACGTCAGGTAATCCGGCTCGCCTACAAGCAGCTGCTCGTTACAGGCGTCAGCGAAGATCCGACAGCCGAAGACGCTGCGGACTCGCTGGAACTCCTGAACATGATGCTGCATGGCTGGCGATCGGACGGCGTCGACCTGCTGTGGTCTAGCATCGGCCTCAACGATGCTCTCGCGTTCTGGGTGCCGCCGAAGGGCGCTGACGGCTCGACCGTCGATGTCGCCACGTTCAAGGGCGACTGGAATGCCGCGACCAATTCACCGGCATTGTCGTCGAGCATCGGGACGGCTGGCCACGTCTATCGTGTCGGCACGTCGGGTGTGACGACGCTCGACGGCGTGTCGTCATGGGCAGCCGGCGACTATCTCGTGTTCGATGGTCTCTCTCAGACCTGGATGAAATGTCGGTCGTGCGAGCAATTCACGACCGACATCGTCGCGCTGCTCGCAGTTCAGATGTCGAGCCTGTTCAGCGTTCCTCCGTCGCCCGACCTGATCACGCGTGCTGATAATGGCTGGCGCCGGTTGCAGGCGAATTTCGTCGTCGCACCCCTTGTCGCGGTGGATGACGCGCTGCGCCGCATGAACTCCAACCGCTACATCAATGGGAACCTGCTATGAGCAGCAACATGGTCGTGCGGTCGGCGGTCGGCGCCGTTGTAGTAACGGCCGGAACGCCATTTTCACCGTGCCGCTGTCTCAACGTGACGACGGCCGGGGCGGCGACGGTCACGTTTGCCGATGGGACGACCGCTTCGATCTACCTGATCCAGGGCTACAACCCGATCAGCGTGACGAACGTCTCGGCGGCCGGCCTCGCTGCCGCTGGCATCGTGGCGCTCTATTGATGCTGGGCGTTGGCCTCAGCCTCTGGCAGCCGGCGATCTACGGCGGCGGCATGGGATGGCTGTCGGGCATCACGCCGCCGTCCGGCATCGCACCGGGCCTGGCGATGGATTTCGCCGGCCAGCTCTACGCACAGGGCGGATCGCCGGCGACCCTGTCGTCCTTGATGACAACGACGCGGGCGGGCTCGGCGTCCTACTTCGACGGATCGGGCGTGTTGCAGACGGCTGGCGCCGACACGCCGCGGATCGGCGCGCTGCTCGCCGGCGGTCCGCATGGGCTGCTCGCCGAGGGCGCGCGGACCAACATGATCCGCAACAGCACAATGGTGGGCGCGGTCGCCGGAACGCCGGGCACGCTGCCGTCGAATTGGTCGGCGAGCGGCGCCGGGCTCTCGTACAACGTGCTGGCCGTGCAGACGATTGCGGGTATCCCGTGCATTGATCTGCGCATCTTCGGCACGGCGACCTCGACGTCGATCTACTCAATTTTCAACGAGTTCACAGTCAATATCCCATCGACGCAGGGGCAAGTGTGGACGGGATCAGTATTCCTGTCGCTGTTGGCCGGCAGCCTCGCCAATACCACCAGTTTCGGGCTGGGCTTTTCTGAAAGCACCAGCGGTGGCGCGGGCCTTACGACGGGCATTGGATTTCAAGTCCCGATCACCGGTGCATTGACGCGGTACGCGTACACACGCACCCTGACCGACGCCAGCGCCGTGCGGTACAACGTGAACCTCCGCTTCAACGTCACCACTGGCGCTGCGGTGGATATGACCCTGCGCATCGGCCTGCCGCAGCTCGCGCAGGGCGCCTTCGCCTCGACCCCGATCGCCACGGCCGGCGCGACCGCCACACGCAACGTCGCGGCACAGGCGCTCGCGGCATCGGCGTTTTCGGCCGGCGGGTTCGGCGGATCGCAAGGGACCGTGCTGCTGCGGTGCGAGGCGCGTCCCTCGGGCATCATCGCGGCCTGGGACGACGGCACGGTCAACAACATGCACTCGCTCGGCATCTCGGCGTCCAATGCCTACGAGTACAAGACGGTCGTGGCTGGTGCGGCGACGACGATCTCGACCGGCACGCACACGCCCGGCACGCTCGCCAAGGTCGCGCTCCGTTGGAAAGCCGGCGACTGCGCGCTGTCCATCAACGGTGGCGCGGTGGTGACATCGGCGCCGGCCGCCGTGCCAACCGGCATCACCACCCTGCGGCTCGGCCAGCTCGCCGACGGCACGCTGCCGCAGTTCGGCACCGACGCGCTGCTTGCCGCGTGGTCGACCGGCCTTTCCAACAGCGACCTGATCGCCCTCAGCACCTGACGGACCAGCATGTCCTATAATCTCAAGACCAAGGTCAAGGACCCGTCGTTCAGCCTGGCGACGGCCATCCTGTTCGGGGCGGACGGTCAGTCCGGCGTGCCGCAGCCGTCCGTCTATGACGCCTCGGTGGTCTCCGATGCGCTCGCGACCGAGCCCAAGACGCTCACCAACAAGACCCTCGACAGTCCCGTCGTCGATGACATCCGCCATGCCAGCGGTGGCGTGCTGACCGTACCGAACGCGACGGGCACGATCGCCCGCCTCGAGGACATCGGACCAGGATCGGGCTACACCTCGCCGATGGTGACGCGCGGCCAGATGCTGCGCCGTGGCGCTTCGACCGACGAAGCGTTTCGTCCGTCGATCACCGGCGACACCATCGTCTTCGACGGCACCGACGTGCAGTTCGTGCGGCGCGGGTTCGCCAACGTCACAGACAAGCCATACGGCGCGCTCGGTGACAACTCTGCCGACGACACGGCGAAAATCCAGGCCTGCCTCAATGCCGAGATGAGCGTGCGCTTCGGCGGGCCTGGCTACGTGTTCCTCGTCTCCGATACCCTGACGGTGCGCTCCGGGCAGATCATCGACCTCGCCGGTGCAACGATCCGCATGACGGCCAGCCAGAAGCCGATGTTCAACGCCTCCGGCACGACCGGCGTTTCGATCATGCTGAACGGCGGCACGTTGCAGGGGCACGGTAACGACTACATCAACAGCGCCTCCAGCCAGGCGATCGGCATCAAGTGCGAAAGTTCGACGCGCCTGTCGGTGAGCGGACCGGGGCGGCTCTACAATTTCTGCTACTCCGCCATTGGCTCTGGCACGGGCGCGTCGAAGTCGACCGACCTGCGCATCGAGGGCTGCCGCATCATCGGTCCTGGTAGCGCGATCCTGTCTGTCCCGACCGGCCGCAACAACGCCGGCATCGTGGCCTATGCCGACAACGCCGTCATCCGCAACTGCATCATCTCCGACACGGGGCAGGGGGTGACCGCCGCGCAGCAATCGACCAACATCGAGATCCTCGGCAACATCATCCGCGACATCTGCGTCGAGCACGGGATGTATCTCGACAGCGGCATCGTCGGCATCTCCGTCATCGGCAACATCATCAGCAACGTCACCAACAACGGGATCAAGCTGCAGTACTACGATGCGATCGCAACGCAGCCGCAGAGCGTGACGATTGCCGGCAACATCATCGCCGGCACGATGACCGGCGATGGCATCCAGATCAACAACTCCATTCCGACCGGCACGGACTACCGCGCGCGGGCATGCTCTGTCACCGGCAACGTGATTTCCGGCGTGGCGGCCGGCTACGGGCTCAACCTGCGCTACCTCGACGGCCCGACGATCTCGGGCAACACCATCTACGGCAGCTTCGCCGGCATGTATCTCGCCAAGATCGAGAGCGGCACGATCGCCAAGAACACCATGCGGTTCCTCGACAAGGCCGGGATCCTCGATGCCGGCACCTCGAACTTCCTGAACATCCAGGGCAACCAGGTCTACGACTGGGGCCGGAACTACGTGACCGACGAGGACCGGACCGCGATCGTGATCACAGGTGGCGCCGGCCATCACATCGCGAACAACCATCTTGAAGGCAACACCGCGCGCGCGAAGTACGGCGTGTGGGTCAGCGGTGGCACGCAGTCGAGCATGACGGTGTTCGGCAACAAGGCGCGTGGCCTCTCCGACTACGGTGTGCGGCTGAAATCGCCGAAAGAGGCGATCATGCTGTGCGACCAGAACATGCTGGAGGCGACCACAGGTGGCGGATCGGTGCTCAATATGCCGGACACGGTGGCGCTGCTGCCCACGGCGGCGGCGGCCGGTCCGGGCGGGCGCCGGTTCGTGACCGATGCCAACGCCGCGACGTTCGGATCGGCCGTCGCCGGCGGCGGTGCAAACAAGGTGCCGGTGGTCAGCGACGGAACGTCCTGGAAGATCGGATGAAGATCATCCCCCTGAACCTCGGCGGCGGTACGAGCCTCGGTCGGCATCCGGCGGCCGGATCGACGCGGCTGCTCAACTGCTACCTGGAAAAGGTCGGCGCCGAGCAGAAATCGTCCGATCAGATCTGGGCGGCGGACGGGCTCGCGATCTTCGGCCGCCTGACGGGCGGCGAGCGGGTGCGCGCGTTCCTCGAGGTGGACGGAACGCTCTACGTGGTGTGCGGTCGGCGCATCTTCTCGGTCAGCCCGACCGGAGACGAGACCGACCTCGGCGGCATCGCCACGTCCGGTCCGGTGTACATGGCCCGCAACCGTCGCTCTCCTGTGCAGATCGCCATCGTCTCGGACGGTGTCTACATGGTGATCGCATCCGGCACCCTGACGACAGTGGCGCATCCGATCGCGCCGCCGACCTCGGTGTGCTTCATGGACGGCTATTTCGTCTTCAGCCATGCGGACGGCCGCATCAGCCACACCGCCAGCGACGATGCGATGACCATCGATCCGCTCGCCTGGGGCGCGGTCGAAACCTCCCCCGACAGCACGACCCGCGTGGTCACGTCGGAGCGGCATGTGATCGCCTTCGGTCCGGCGTCGATCGAGTGGTTCACCGATGTCGGCTCTGCCCCGTTCGCGTTCGAGCGGCAGAATGCGTTGCAGGTCGGCTGCGTGGCGCCGGGCTCGGTCGGGATCCTCAACAACACGTTCGCGTTCGTCGCGCACGACTACACGGTGCGGCTGTTCAACGGCTACACGCCGACGATCATCTCTGACGCCTGGGTGACGCGGGCGATCGAGAGCGAGCCGGACGTGGCGAACATGGTCGCCGTGACGTGGCAGTCGAAGGGTCACATCTTCTACTGCCTGAGCGGATCGACCTTCACAGCCTGCTACGATCTTTCGACGCAGCGCTGGCACAGCCGGCAGTCGTATGGCCTGCCGCGTTGGCGCGTGCAGTGCGTCACCGACTTCGCCGGTGACCTGATTGCCGGCGACTACGACAGCAACCTGCTCTATCGCATGAGCGACGCCTACGGCGACGAGGCGGGCGCACCGATCCTGATGGAGGTGGTCGCGCCACCCGCGCATGCCTGGCCGGCCCGGCTCAAGATCGCATCTCTGCACCTCGACGTGATCCCCGGCGTCGGCCGCAACAGCTATCCATCGCCGATCGACAATGTGCTCGAGTGGGATTACGAGCCGCTGGAATGGGACGGTGTTCCGCTGACCTGGGGACACTACGCCACGCCGGCCGACTACACGGCCTACAACCCCGTCGTGATGATGGCGATGAGCCTCGACGGCGGCATCAACTGGCAGTCGGAGCAGACGCGCGAGCTCGGCAAGCTCGGTGAGACGCAGCGGCGCGTGGTGTTCCGGCGGCTCGGCGCGACGCGGCAGATGGGCGCGCTGTTCCGGTTCCGGATCGCGGCCAGCGTGGTGCGCTGCCTGATGGGTGCGGCGCTGGAAGCCGAGAAGCTCGCAGCATGACGCTCACCAGCCCGCCCGTCACCGAGCCCGTCACCGACCAGGCCGGTCTCATCCGTCCCGCCTGGCATCGCTTCTTCGAGGCGCTGAAGCGCACGGCGAACACCGCATCCGGGATACTGCCCGTGTCGCTCGGCGGTACCGGCGTCAGCGCGTTGAGCGACGTGACGCGGACGAACGACACCAACGTCACGCTGACGCTCGGCGGGACGCCGGCGGGTGCGGTGATCAAGCCGGTGAGCTTCACGATGGGCTGGACCGGCCAGCTCGAATCAAGCCGTGGCGGTACCGGCGTGTCGTCGCTCGGCACACTGAGCCGGACCAACGACACCAACGTGACATTGACGCTGAGCGGAACGCCGGCCGGCTCGCTCATCCAGAGCGTCGGATTGGCGCTCGGCTGGACCGGACAGCTTTCCGTCGCGCGGGGCGGCACCGGTGTCGGTGCGATCCCGGCGCTGGCGGTCCGCCGTGCGGCGGACCAGACCGGGATCGCGACGGCGACGTTCACGAAGATCCAGTTTGATACCGAAGTGGTCGACAACACCGCCACCTTCGACAATGCCAGCACCTACCGTTGGACCCCGACGACGGCCGGCGTCTACTTCGTGATGCTGCAGGTGACGATGCTGGGCGTGGCCGATGGCAAGATCATCGCAGCCGCGATCTACAAGAACGGCGCGATGGAACGGTTCTGCACGCTGATCCAGGGCGGCACCGGCGACGGCTCGGCGTTCGCGTTCGGCCTGATCCCGCTCAACGGCTCGACCGACTACATCGAGGGTTACTGCTACCACGAGCACGGATCGAACCGCGACCTGCGGGGTGGCACCGTCTATTCGCAGATGATGGGCGTGCGCGTTTGCGCCTGAGGGAACACGGACCATGAGCTTTTTCGGATCATTCTTCGGCAGCGACCAGCGCAAGGACATCGAGAACGCCAACCGGCAGGCGACCTCCAGCCTGACGCAGGGGCGCGACGCCGCGCTCGGCCAGTACGGCACGGCGCGGGACATGTACAGCCCCTACGCCCAGCAGGGACAGCGGGCGAACGCGCTCTACGCCGACAGCATCGGCGCGAACGGCCAGGCGGCACAGCAGGCGGCGTATTCACAGTACGCCGGCTCCGACCCGTTCCGGGCGGCAAACGAGCGCTACGCGGCCCAGGCGGACCAGCAGCGCTATGGCGCCAGGGGATGGAGCGGCAATGCCTCGCTCGCCGCGGCCAGGGCCAGCATGGAACGCGGCGCGACCGACTGGAACAACCACCTCCTGCGCCTCTCCGGCATGGGACAGCAGGGCATGCAGGCGACGGGTGCGCAGGCCCAATTGACGCAGGGCATGGGCGACATCCAGAGCGGCTACGGCCAGCAGATGGCGGGCAACGCGATCAACTACGGCAACGCCATGGCCGCGAGCCGCAACATCGGGACGCAGAACATGCTCAGTGTAGCCGGAACAGCGGCGAAATTCTTTGCGCCGCAGCCGGGTGGCGGGAATGCGACGGGATCAATCAACAAGCTGTGGGGTTGATGCATGCCGCCTCTGATGCAGCTTCCGAGCTACCAGATCAACAACGCGTTGCTCGATTTCAGGCCGTTGAACGAGGGCATCGACGCCTATCAGAAGGGGCAAGAGAACGTTCGCCGGTTCAATGTTGCTCAGAGTGCCGGCAACGCGCTGATGAACAAAGACTACAGCGGCGCGATGGCAACCGCGTTGCAGGGTGACCGGCCGGACCTCGCCGGGCTCGCCATGCAGGCACAGGCGCACGCCTCCCAGCAGGAAGACGCATCGTTCAACCGCACCATGCGGATGGCGCAGGTGCACGGCGCGATGGCGGATCGCGTGTTGAAGGGGAACGACCCGTCACAGCAGCAAGCCGCTTGGCAACAGATGCTCGGCTCGCATCCCGAGTATGAGGCGAACCTGCAAAAGTTCGGCGTCGATCCGCGCGACTACAAGAACGGGCTTGCATTCGTGAGAGACCAGGCCGCGAGCCACCTGGCCGAACTCGAGCTGAAGAAGGCGCAGGCGCACGCGGCCTACCGCGGCGACGAGCCTGAGATTGTTCGCCAGTTGCGCGCGGCCGGCGTCGATCCGAAGTCGGCGCAGGGTCGCGAGATGATCATGAACGCGATCAAGGGTGGCTCGCCGCTCGATCAGGCGGTGGCAGCGGCGATCAAAGGACAGCAGGGCGCTCCTGCCGCAGCTCAGCAACCGCAGGGCGGTGTGGTGCCGCAGTCCTACACGCCCCCCGTCAACGACCAAGGCGGTATCGTTCCAGTGCAGACGGTTCCGCAGCCGGCCGCTGCGCCGTCAGAGCCGATGGTCGATACGCCGCTTGGCCCCATGGCCAAGAGCCGCGCGGCCGCGATCGGTCTCGGCTTCGCCGCGAACGGCAAGGGGGACGCCGCCAAGATGTTCGCGGATCCTGACAAGTTCGGGAAGGAAGCGCAGAACAAGCTCGACGAGAAGATGGTGAACACAGGAGAGCAGATCGCTCGACTGGAATCGATCGCCAACAGCATCAAGCCTGAGCTTCTATCTGTAGAAGGCCGCGTGAAGGGGGGATGGCTGGCGCTGCAGGACTCGCTCCGGTCTGGAAACAAGAACATGTCTCCCCAGGATCGACAGTACCTCGTCGACTTCACCACACTGCGCGCCAAGAGCATCGCGAACCTGAACAACTACATCAAGGAAATGACAGGCGCGGCGATGTCGGAAGCAGAAGCTAAGCGCCTGATGTCCGTCATGCCGAATGCCGGAACAGGCGTGTTCGACGGCGACAGCCCGACCCAGTTCAAGACCAAGATGGACGTGGTTGTTCGCGAAGCGAAGATGGCTATGGCGCGTGCCCAGTTCGCCAAGGCCAACAACCGCCCATGGAACTCGATCCCGCTCGACCAGATGCCAGCGATCATTCAGCAGCGCGGTGATCAGATCTTGAAGGACATTCAGGCGCAGGCACCAAACGCCCCAGTCGAGCAGCTGAAGCCGTTCGTGAAGCAGAAGCTCAACCAGGAGTTCGGCATTTGACCGGCATCAACTGGGCTGATGAGATCACGCAAGCTGGCGCCAAGCCGGCGGCGGGTGATGGCCCTGTGGACTGGACCGCAGAGTTGACGCAGACAGCAGCGCCAGCGCCCCAAGGAAAGCCGCAGGCGGCAAAATCGGAAGGCTGGGGGGAATGGGCGGCCCGCCTGCCGCTCCGCGCTTACAATGCGGCTGTCGGCACACATGATCCGAACTACAAGCACCTGAAAGCCTTTGATGACACACCAGCCGCTGGCGACACAGGGTACAAGGCCAGAGCGACGCTCGCCCTCATCGGAGGGGCTGACGACACGGCCTACGGAGACATCATCCAACGCAGCCTAGGTGACAAGTTCATCCGTCGCTTCAAAGACGCCAATGGGTACGACATCATCGAGCACAAGGGTGCTGACGGTAAGCCGACCATGGCCTACGTCAACAAGCCCGGTCTAGACGTACAGGACATTGGTCGCGGGATGGTCGGCGCCTTGCCATACGTCATCGGCGGCACATGGATGGGGGGGCTCAAGGGAGCCGCGACAATCCCAGGTGTCATAGCGCAGGGCGGTCTGGCTGGCGCGACCAGCTTGGCCGGCGACACCCTTGCCGCCGGGGCCGGCGCGGAGGCGATGCCCGATGTAAATAAGGCTGCCACGACAGCCGTATTCGGTACCGCCGGGGCCATGATGCAGCCGGTTGTTGGAGCGCTGTGGCGGCGCTTCGTGACTATCCCAGGATTGATTGACGCCAACGGAAAGTTGACAGCCAAGGGGCTCGCCGCTGCGAAATCTGCCGGCATTGACGACGCGAGCGCATTGGAGGGAAAAATCGCCCAGGAGTTTGCGTCTACCTACGCCAAGACGGGCGATGCGGCGGCGGCGGCGGTCAAGGCTGAAACCGGCGCCTATGGCGTTGAGACAACGCTTGGTCAGCGCACAAAGGACCCTATGCAGCTCCTTCGCGAGAAGGGGTATCGGATGGGCAATTACGGCGACGCGGCCAAGCAGCAGATCGTTGGTCTAGACCAGCGCCAAAGCGACCAGATCGAGCGCATGGTGCGCGGCAATGTCGTTCCGTCCGGATCAGTCAAGACCGAGCCCGGCATGCTGGAGCGGCTTGCACCAAACAGACCTTATGTCCATTCCGATCCCCTCTCGCTCGGTAGAGATATAAGGGATGGTGTCGCTGCTGCTCGCGATGCGGCCAAGGCGGGCGAAAGGGCTGCTTGGTCGGAGGTCCCCGACCTAGTGCCAAATCTCGAAGCATTCAGCGACTTGGCACCTATGGTGACAGATCGCCTTGCTGGTCGTCGCCTATCCACATCGACGCCAAAGGCATTGGAGATGGACGCTGCGCTTGCGGATTACGCCAGCGGCAAAGTGGTCGCGAGCGGAACCAAGCTCGTCGACCAGTCGCCCATTCAGACTGCCGATGACATGCGCCGGCATCTAAAAGATATTCTGTTCAGTGTCGAGCGCGACAATGCGGCGGACAAAGCGGCGGCGACTGCGATTTACGACGGCTACAACCAATGGGTGAGAGAAAGTGCAAAGAAGTCGTTGATGAACGGCGATGCCGACAAGGCGGCCAACTTGTTCAAAGCGGTCGATCTCACCAAGGAAATGCACACGATTTTCAAGCCAACGGGGCAGAATTTCAAGCCGAACGCGGCAACCCGGATCATGGATACGGTGCTGAGCGACGCCACGCCCGAGCGCATCGTCACGGCGCTGTTTTCAAACCCGACCAAGAGCACGATCAAAGATGGGGCCGTGCAAGCATTGCGCAGCATCAAGGCGGGTCTTGACCGCTATACGCCGGATACGGCGGCAGAGACGTGGAACACCATTCGCGTGGCCCATTGGGCGAAGCTCACTCAGGGCGCTGACGGAAAGCTCTTTAGCCCGACCGTGATGTCGAAGAACATCGATGCTGCGATACAGAGTCAGCGGTCGCTCATGTACACGCTGTATTCGCCTGGCGAAATGAGTGAGATGATGCGGATATCTCGCGTTCTGAAATCCGTGTCGTGGAAAGACCCGAACCCGAGCGGAACAGCGACGGCTTCGCAAGGACTTCTCAAGGAGTTCTTCGGCACGCTGATGCGGGCGCTCCCCATCGGCAACACGGCGAAGATGGCGCTTGAGTTCTCCGGCATCGCGAGCCGAGCCAGAAACGCGGCTGGTACGGTTGGCGTCAACAACGCGCTGGCGCAAGGCCTTCCGACCGTCACCAATCCGGCAGTGTCCGGATACGCTGGCGGGATGGCTAACGCTCTCTACAACAACCAGTAGAGCGGTAGAGCGACGGCGAGCATTGCGAAGAACGGCAATGAGGTGTCCGTCACATCGTCTGGCGGTTCCTGCCGCCAAGCGCGCCAGGCCGAAAGGTACGTTGAGACGAGGCACCAGGGGCCAAGGAACGCCAGTGCAAAGGCGAGCACCTTGACGGCTCTCATGTCCCCAACGCGTAACGCGTAGATCAGCCCAGCCAGTAGCAGGGCATGTGTCAGTAGGTAAGTGATCGCGTTTCGCTTGACGATTCCGCGTGGCGTCATCCCTCCCGCCTAGCAAAGAACCTCCATGGCTGACAACGCCCTCTATGGCGGCATCCCCCGCCAGTGGACTGTTTGGTTATGGCGCGATGAGCCAGTCCCCTAATGCCCTATATTCAGGTGGCCAATGACCGACTCCGCCCTCGTCTTCCCCGTAGGCTTCGCCGTCACGGACTCGGACAACAACGCGGTTCCCGGCGCGGTCATCGCGTTCACCAGCTTCGCGACCGACCTGCCGCTCACCGTCCATGCCGATCGCGACCGGACCATTGAACTCGGCACGTCCATCACCTGCGACAGCGCCGGCCGGCCGTCCAACGGCTCGGCTCGCGTCCTGGTCTATGTCGGGACCACGCCCTACAACGTGCTGTGCACCGACGCCAACGGCGTCACGCTGTGGCAGTTCACGAACGTGTCCGGCGCCCTCGATACGTCGGCCTTCATCACGTCGTCGGCCGGCACCGTGACCTACACCGTCACGCCGGTTTCCACATCAGGAACCTGGACCACGGCCGACATCAACGGCGCGCTCTACCGCGCCAACCCGAGTGGCGGCAATTTCACGCGGACGCTGCCGCCCGCCTCGTCCTGCCAGGGCCGGGCGCTGAAGATCATCCACGTCGGCAGCTCCGGCGTGGTGGGGATCAGGGCGGCCGGCTCAGACCTCATCTGGTGCGATGGCGCCGACACGGCGCGCGGCGTGATCCTGCTCACCCAGCGCGGCGATACGATCGAACTCGTCTCCGACGGCGTCGATTGGAATGCGACCGTACTGCGCGCCAACATCGGACCGCGCATCTTCGTCGTCGAGGATCGCGTCGCGGCATCGCCGGCGTCACCGACGATGGGGCAGGCGTTCTTCGTCAACGACTCCCCGACCGGTTCCTGGGCGTCCCTGCCGTTTCCGGTCGCCGCGGCAGACATCGCCATCTTCGACGGCAACGGATCCTACCAGATCCACCGCCCGACCACGGATTGCGGCTGGCTCTGCTACATCAAGGCGACAGGTGTGTTCTTCCAGTTTCGCGGATCGGCCTGGTCGGTCTGGAACGGAACCACCGCGCTTTATGGCCTCGCGCGGTGGGCGACGCAGGCGGAGATGGAAGCCGCGTCCTCGACGACGATCGGCGTATGCCCCGCCAATCTCCACTATCACCCGGCGGCGACGAAGGCCTCGGTGTCATGGACCGGGGCGACCGGCGTCGTCACCTCGTCCTACAACGTGACCTCGATCAGCCGCACGGGAACGGGCGCCTACACGATCAATTTCACGGCCGGCTTCGGCTCTGGCAACTACGCTGCGGCGTTCGCCGCCAAGCCGTCAGGGTCGGCGGTGTTCTGCGGCGTGGCGATCGGAACGCCATCCTCGACCTCATGCTCGATCACGACCTACGGCGTCACCGCCACGCCGACGGTCGGCGCGATCGATCCGACGACGGTGACCGCGATCTTCACGGGAGACATCTGATGACGTTCGTCGAGATCATGAAGACTGACGGCAGCCTCATCGAAATGACGCTGTGCGCCGAAGGCGTGACGCCGAAGGACGAGATCGCCCGCTGGCCGGACGAGCTGAAGGCGCAGCTCGAGATGATCGACGGCGCCTATGTGTACCGCATCGTCGATGCGTTCCAGCCGCGGCCCGAGGTCGTTCTGTTGCCGGCGGTGGCCGAGACGAGCGGGGTCGCGGCGCAACTCGCCGTGTCGGAAGCCGAGAAAGCCGCGCTCGCGCAACGCCTGCAAGTGCTCGAGACGCAAATGGCAACCCTCATGAAAACGGTGTCGGCATGATCGAAATCACTCGCGAGCAGTGGAGGAAGTTCGCGCCGAAATGCCCGGTTTCCTACAGCGACGCGCTGTTCAATAACATCGACCTGCTGCGAGACGCCGGGATCTTCGACAGCGAGTACCGCTGGTGCCATTTCATCGGCACCGTTTACGAGGAAACGGGCGGGTTCACCGAAATCCGCGAGAACCTATTCTACACGACCGCCGCGCGCCTCCGGCAGGTTTGGCCGTCGCGGTTCGGGCACAAGGGCGACGATGAGCTGAAGCGGCTGCTGCGCAATCCCCGAGCCCTTGCCGAAGAGGTTTACGGTGGCCGCATGGGAAATCGACCAGGCACGTCGGATGCCTACGATACGAGGGGCGGCGGCTGGTTCAATACCACGGGCTACGGGACCGTTCGCGCCTACTGCGAGAAGCTCGGCATTCCTTACGCCTCCGGCGTTCTGGATGACCCCGTGGCAACGCTGAAGTTCGCGGTCTTAGAGTGGACGGAGACCGACTGCAATGCGTGCGCTGATGAGAACGATCTGACGAAGGTCGCGAAGGCGATCAATACCGGCAGCGCGACCAGCAACGTCAAGCCGGTCGGCATGGCGGATCGGCAGAAGGCATTCGCAAGGGCGTGGAAGATTTGGGGTGAGAGCGGCGAGGCCGATGTGCCCGCCTCTCCGATCGACGTGAAGGGGCTCGCGATCAAGTATGGCCTGCCGCTGGCTGGTGGCACCGCTGGCGGGACGACGGTGCTGAACAACGCCGTGACTGCGCCGGCAGCTCCCGTTCTCCCTGCCGCGTCGAAGTCGGCAGAGAGCGCGGTCGATATGATGGCCGGCGTCAAGCAGATCGGCGGGGCGCTGCAGGAGTTCATGGGCTGGGCGCAGGCCAATCCGAAGATCGCTGGTCCGGCCGTGCTGCTCATCATCGTGCCGCTGCTGCTGCCCTACGTGCAGGCGTACCTACCGAAGGCGAAGTGAGATGATCGCATTCTTCCTGTCTCCGATCGGCCGCTATCTGGCGGCTGCGATCGGCGTGGTGGCGTTGGTTTCCGGGTTCGCGTTGCGTGAGCAGAAAAAGGGGGCTGAAAAGCTCGCAACGAAGATCGAGGCCAACAATGCTGCCGTTTCCAAGAAGGCTGACACTGCCGCTCGCAAGTCTGCTGATCCTCGCGCTCCCGGCGTGCTCAACCCCAACTACCGGGCTGACTAGCGCGGCCGACACGGCGCGCTCGATCGGGCATGTGAAGCCGTCACGGGCCGACACCTGCGAGACGCAGAACCAGATCGCGCAGCAGTCGAGCCGGATCGACACCATCATCACCGGGTCGGAGAAGGTCTACAAGGCCGACTGCAAGCCGGCGCCCGCCGTCGTCGCGTCCAACGC